GACTACCAAAGAATATTACTGCTATGGACTTACGCCGCACTGCTATCACTGAGATGGTAGAGGGTGGTGCTGACCTGGCTCACATCATGCAAGTCAGTGGACACCGTAGCCCTGATTCAGTAAGACCATACATGGTTAATACATTCAGTGGTGCTAAGACTGCACTGGCTAAGAGAGGTAAGACTTAATGCAGAACGTTAAGAAATACGTAGAAGGTCTTGATATAAAAGAAGGAATGCAGTACCGTGCTACCTGTCCGTGGTGTGGTGGTAAAAACACATTCACTGCTACCAAAGAGGATGGCACTGTGTTATATAACTGCTACAAGCTTGACTGTCGCATCAAAGGTGCAACCAGTACAGGCATGACAGCAGAGGAGATCATGGGTAGGTTAAACCCACAACAGAAACAGAAAGAGGAACATGAATTGCTTACGTGGCCTGAACATGTAGTGTCACCCAGCGCAGAACATACACTACACACTAAGTTTGTCAGGCGCTGGGACTTAGAGTATGAATACTTGATGTATGATGTCAAAGATCGACGCACTGTGTTCCCAATACGACATGAAGGTAGGCTCATTGATGCTGTTGGACGTGCGTTAGATGGAGCTATACCAAAGTGGTACAGATACAGTGGGGTAGCTGATGTATACAAACGTACTATAGGTAAGCCCAATGGTGTAGTTATTCTAGTAGAGGATGTCATTAGTGCAGTGTCAGCAGCTAAACTTGTGCCAGGTTTGACAGGTCTAGCTATCCTTGGTACATCACTTAATGTTACAATGATGAAACATTTAGAGGATTACTACAAGGTAATTGTAGCGTTAGACCCTGATGCTGCACACAAGACCTTGGCATACAAGCGAGAGATAGAGTCTTGGACAGGGTTAGACACAAGAGCATTAAGACTTGACGATGACCTGAAGTATAAGGTAGAGTCTGATATAATGAAACTAAAGGAGATGGTATGATAGAAGTAACTTACGTGAATCACATGGGTGATGACTTATCTGTAGTTAATGCTGCACGTGTTAGCTTTGGTAAGAAATCTGATTGGATGATGCGTGTACACAATGGTGAGGCTAAGGTACTACAACACAAGGATGATAAACTGATAAAGTATCTTGCTAGAGAGAAACACAAGTCACCATTTAACCATGCGTTTGCTACGTTCCATGTCAAAGCTCCAGTGTTTGTAGCACGTCAGCTAGTTAAGCATGAGTACATGCCTTGGAATGAGATCAGTAGACGCTATGTGGATAGTGAGCCTGAGTTTTACGTGCCTGATGTGTGGCGTGGACGTGCACAAGATAAGAAGCAGGGTAGTGCAGGTGTAGTAAAGACTAACGCTAACATAGAGTATCACAACAACGTAATGCTACAGCTATACAATCAACAACTAGACGAAGGTGTATCACCTGAACAGGCACGTATGCATTTACCGCAGAGTATGATGACTGAGTGGTACTGGTCAGGTACACTGTATGCTTTCGCTAAGATGTGTGGACTGCGCTTGAAGGAAGACACCCAGGCTGAGACACGTGTAGTAGCTGAGAAGATCGAAGATGTAATGATTAAACTATACCCTGTATCATGGGAAGCATTAAGGATGTATGAAGAATGACTGGAATGATTGGAGTAGAACACGTAGAGGAACACGAGGATGGCAGTGCTACCTATCAGTTCCACTTGGATGGTAATTGTGCCAAGCTTCTGCAGGAAGAAGGACTGAAGCTAGTTCTGTATTGTGCAGCAGCAAAGCTAGACTTGCAGATAGTGTATGACTTTATAGAAGATCACATAAGGTATGAGACAGATGAGCTTACAGAGTATGAGTTCGGTACAGATGACACAAACAAGTGTGTAAGCTGTGGTAACCCAGCGCAAGATGACTTCTGTGGTTTCTGCTTGGAGGAAGAGTAATGTACACTGTAGAGTTTGAGCCTGACGCAGCTATCATCAAGTCATTAGATGAATCGGATACGTGTGAAGACATAGAGATTATCATAGCTGATGATGGGATAGTATTCCTTCGCCAGTTTGTAGAAGAGTTAAACAGACACGAGATTATATCTATAACATACCAGCAGCTACTAGATATTATGGCTGCACTTAAGTCACCTGAAGGAGCATTCTATGCAAGATTCCAACCCGCCCAAAACAGCAATCGTTGATACCCGTGTACCGCTTGGTTATGTCTACGTTGACCTACCTGTTGACGAAGTACTAGAAGCGTGTCGCATGTACATCAATAACAAAAAGTTTGACAATACACTTGACGCTGTGTATGACGGTGGGCATATAGAAAGCTGGGACTACTGGTCACAAGGAGATGTGAAATGAAAGAGCTACAAGTAGAACTAAAAGAATGGGAAGCTAAGTTACAGCATCCGAAGCTAGAAGCTTATGAGCGTAAGTTGATCCAGTGTGAGATCGCATACTTACAGAAGGAAATACAGGATAGGCAGTACACGAAGAAGAAAGAGTACGCCTAACCACTGTCTTAGAGGAGACACAACATGATGGAACTAGCACTTATCCGTACACTTATGGACAAAGAGTTCTATGATAATCACAAGGGTATCCGTTGCCCTGATAAGATATTCACTAAAGATGTACGTAAGATCAAGCAGACGCTAGACTATGCTATGGATACGTACGAGAAGACGCTTAGCCCTACTGAACTAGAGGCTCTCTTCTACGCTGGCAACAACAGCATGACTACCGCTAACAAAGAAGCGTATCGTGATCTGTTCCACAAGATTGCTAAAGAGAATCCACTTAACAAAGAGATAGCTACAGATGTATTGTCTAAGTTATTCCAACAAGTAGTCGGTGAAGAGATTGCTAACCTTGGCTTTGAATATGTTAACGGTAGCAAGAACAGTCTAGAACCTTTGCGTAACTTATTGCGTGATTATCAAGATGACTTCATGCCTAACCTCAAGATTGAATGGGATGACATGGACATGCAGACATTACTTGAAGCTAACGACATACAATCACAATGGAAGTGGAACATACCATCCCTACGCCGTAAGGTAGAAGGTATCAGTGGTGGTCACTTAGTTGTTGTAGGTGCACGTCCTAACACAGGTAAGACTAGCTTCCACGCTAGCACTATCGCTGCACCAGATGGCTTTGCCCACCAGGGTGCTAAGTGTATGATCCTCTGTAATGAGGAAAGCTATGAGCGTGTAGGTGCAAGATACCTTAGTGCTGCTACCAGTATGAGCATGGAAGAAGTCAAGGCTAACATGGCTGTGGCTGCTATGCGTTACGAACCTGTACGTAAGAACATTTTTGTAAAGGATAGTACAGGTAAGGACATGTCATGGGTAGAGGCAGTCATTAAAGCATACGAGCCTGACATTGTAGTACTAGACATGGGTGACAAGTTCGCTAACAAGACAAGCGATAAGTCAGATGTGTATCTCAAGGAAGCAGCTATCCATGCACGTAACATTGCTAAGCAATACGGTTGCGCTATCATATGGATGTCACAACTATCTGCTGTAGCTGAAGGTATGGTACGTGTTGATCAATCAATGCTAGAAGGATCGAAGACAGGCAAGGCAGCAGAGGCTGACCTGATGGTACTGATCAGTAAGAATAAACTTGTTGAAGGACAGGATGATGAAGAAAGTAATCAACGTCACCTCAACATTGCTAAGAACAAACTCAAGGGTGGATGGCACGGTGTAGTACATTGTGAACTAGACGGTGAGCGGAGTCAGTACCTTGCGTAATGTATTAGATGTAGAGAACACGACAACTAAACGTGATGGCAAGACTATCATGGACCCGTTTGAGCCAGGCAATACACTGACACAGGTAGGTGTGCTTGATGTAGACAACTGGAAGAATGAGAACATCATTACGCTTGACCATGTAGAGTACAAGGATACGAGTGGCAACGGTAGAGCCGTGCTTCAATCTATCCTAGACATGACTACTCTACTGATCATGCACAACGCACAGCATGACTTGATGTGGCTATGGGAATGTGGATACAAATATGACGGTCCTATTTATGACACGATGTTAGCAGAGTATTTGCTTATGCGTGGGCAGAAGATACCTGTAGGCTTAGAGGCATGTGCTGAACGCAGACAGCTAGAGTTCCAGAAGGATGACACG